ACTAGACACCATATTTTGTTTCTCCATAAGGTAGAATAATAGAAACAATAGACAGGATAGTTGCGCAAGACAAGTCTAAGCATCTGTTAGTAAGAAAGCAGTACCCTAGATACGATATAAGATTCATATTTTTATCAGACAGAAAAATTAATAAAAACAGCGAAACCCGGTATACAGATTGGTGCAACCAGAAAGGGTATAAATGGTCCTTGAAGTATATACCAAGAGAATGGTTGCTTGAGAAGCCTGGCGACTCCGCTGCTGAATTGGAGAAACACTATGGATACGACTTCGATTGGACATGAGGTTAAGTCTCTTCGAGACAAGATTCAATACCTTGAAGGAGAGCTTGATACTCTATTTGAACGTGTTGCTATGTTAGAACATAAACTGGACTCTGGCTACGAGCCCACAGAACTAGATTTTAGTATGGGCATACAAGAATAATTATATGGCTACTACATTAGTTATAGGAGATTCACACGATACTCCTGAACAAAATAAAAATAGATTCTTTGCCTTAGGCAACTTAATCTGTAAGTTGAAGCCGGATAGCATAGTGCAAATAGGGGACTTCATGTCGCTTGATTCTGTGTCCTCTCATGACCCCTCTAATATAAGAGTACGAGAGGGTAAGAGGATAATAGATGATTTAGAGTCAGGGATTACGGCGTACAAAGCTCTCATGCACTGCATGTACGAATATAATTCTGCTAGGCGAAGCAATAAAATGCGCCAGTATAAACCCGACATGTACTGGTTTGAAGGTAATCACGAAGACAGGGTGCGCAGGAATTTGAACAGTAACCCTGTTTTTGAGGGCATGGTTCCTGAAACAGACTTAGTAGGGGCAGCCAAAGATGGGTGGGCTGTGGTTCCGTACAAAGAGTACGCTGAGATATGCGGCACCCTGTTTACTCATGCCCCTATGAACAAGAGGAACAATCAACCCATAAGTGGTGAGTACGTAGCTCGTAGGGCCGTAGATATTCACTCAAAGAATGTAGTGTTTGGTCATACGCACAGGTTACAACTACACACTAGCAAGCTCGTGGGGCACAACAGGCTCACAACATCTGTTAATGTGGGCTGGTTTGGTGATTATGTTCCAGAGTATCTTAAAGGAAATGAACTGGCGTGTGATTGGTGGTCAGGAGTAGTAGTAATAACACACATGCAAGACGAATCAATAGACGTTAATACAATAAGTATGAAGAGAGTTATGGAGCATTTGTAATGGGTGAAGTATTAACTGACTTCTGTGCAAGGCGCAACGCTCAGATATACGCAGAAATATATGCTTCTACTTCCCCAGAGGCAGCGGAGCAATGGAGTAGAATTAATATACATCCTTTAGATGTTGACGATACTGTAAAATACATACGAAAAGAGCTAGAAGAAAGAGGGTACAAGATAGAATCTATAAAGGTGGATAAGGTATGAGGGTATTAATTGCTTGCGAATTTAGTGGTGTTGTAAGGGATGCTTTTATAGGTAAAGGCCATGATGCAATGAGTTGCGACTTGTTGCCCACCGAGTCTCAAGGAGCTCATTATCAAGGTGATGTATTTGATATTATTAATGACGGGTGGGATTTGATGATCGCCCATCCACCATGCACTTATCTTACATGCTCGGCGGAGTGGGCTTATGGTGACGGGCCGTATCACCAGCGGTTGAAAGTAGGGACGCTGGCAGGAGTTGAACGACGCGCAGCACGGGAGGAGGCCATAGAGTTCGTAATGAGACTATACAATTCTGGAATACCAAAAGTTGCTATAGAGAATCCTGTTGGCGTTTTGTCATCAAGGTGGCGCAAGCCAGACCAGATTATCCAGCCCTATGAGTATGGATGCGACGGCAGTAAGAAGACGTGCTTATGGCTGCGTGGCCTCCCGCTGCTCAAGCCTACTAAGCTGCACCAACCTAGATTAGTAACAACTAACGGGGGCAAAAGATATGTGTTTAGGTGGGGGAACCAGACAGATAGTGGACAAAATAATGAGCCTCCGAGCAAAAATCAGAGTAAAAATCGCAGCGTTACGTGGAAAGGAGTAGCAGATGCTATGGCGGAACAGTGGGGATAAGGTATAATAATGCTTAATACAGATTATCAGAAATATATACATGCTTCCAGGTATGCTAGATGGGACTATGATAAAGGTCGTAGGGAGAATTGGAAGGAAACTGTGCACAGATTTCTTTCATATTTTAATGACAAGTACAACCTTTCTGCTAAGGAGTACAAAGACATAGAGGATAATATACTTAATTTGAAAGTAATGCCCTCTATGAGGGCTCTTATGTCTGCTGGCAAAGCTTTGGACAGGGATAATATTGCTGGGTATAATTGTTCCGCCCTTCCAGTAGATAGTCCTAGAAGCTTCGACGAGGCTATGTACATCCTTATGTGTGGCACCGGTGACGGCTTCTCTGTTGAGCGTCAGTTTATTAACAGGATGCCAGAAGTAGCAGAAGAGTTGCACGAAACTGACTCTGTTATAGTAGTAGGAGATTCCAAGATAGGCTGGGCATCTGCCCTGAGAGAACTTATTTCTCTGCTGTACGCTGGGAAAATACCAAAGTGGGATGTGTCAAAGGTACGTCCTTCTGGGGCTACTTTAAAAGTGTTTGGTGGCAGGGCCAGCGGCCCCGGACCTCTTGTAGAGCTATTTACTTTTGTAGTAAATACTTTCAAGGGAGCTAAGGGAAGGAAGCTTAATAGTCTTGAATGCCACGATATTATGTGCAAAGTGGGTGAGGTTGTTGTAGTGGGCGGCGTTCGCAGGTGTTTACCTGCTAATGCTATGGTGCAAACTAGTGAAGGAAATAAGTACATAAAAGACATTTCTGTGGGGGAATTTATACAAACTGGGGGCAGGCGTGGGAAAGTTGTAGGAAAAGCAGAAACAGGAATTAAGCACATGCTTGATATACAGCATATGTATGGTACTTTAACATGTACACCAGACCATAAAGTGGCCGTATTTGTTAATAAAGATAAAATAAGTTTTATAAAGGCTAAAAATTTAACTAAAAATAGTATTCTGGCGTGGGATTCTGTTGGATACAAGACAGGTACTAATATGCCCTTTCCCGCTATAACAGAAAAAAAACACTTTAATTCCAAAAAGGTGTGTACACCAGCATTAGTAAACAGTGACGTGGCTTGGTTGGTTGGTTTAATACATGGGGACGGTTATATTTCCGATAAAGGCATAGAAATTACAGCAGCAAAACATGAGAGGGGCCTGCTGGTTAAGGCAAATAGAGTGTTTGATATATTTTTCAATATTAGTGGTAAAATAAGTGCTGGGCATGGAAACTGCCTGAGGCTGAGAATAAATTCTTCAGCCTTAGCACGACTTTTTAATACCAATATTAAGGAGGCTAAAACTACTTTACGCATCCCCTCTTTTATATACCAATCCACGCAAGAAGTACGGTGGGGGTATTTGTCTGGGTTGTTTGATTCAGATGGTAGATCCAGAACTGACGGAGTAATAGAACAAGCTACCACTGTGTACAAAGAGTTTAGCGAAGATATAGTTTCTTTGTTACATGGTTTGGGTATTGGGTGCACAGTATATAATGGAAGCAGGGCACTAAGTAGGGGCCAAGGAATTAAAGCACAAGATTTTTACTCTATCCTTATAACTGGAATAACTAACAGGAGAAAGTGGATAATTAATACGAGACATTCTAGTAGCGGCAAGAGACCAAACAAGTTTCCTGGCTTGGGCAATGGGAAAGATTTTAAGTACCCTAAGAAGTTTCTTGGTATAAGTTCTGGTTGGAGGAATAAGATCACTTTAGCTTATGCTATGGACAATAACATAGTTTCCAAAGATATTAAATATTATCCTCTTCCTATTGTGTCCATAGAGGATGCCGGTGAAGAGCTGGCTTATGATATAGAAGTAGAGGGAACTAATAGTTTTACTTCTAGTGGTGTACTGGTGCACAATTCTGCCATGATTTCTCTTAGTAATCTGACTGATGATAGAATGCGCAACGCAAAGACTGGTCAGTGGTGGGTTGATAACAAGCAAAGAGCTTTGTCTAATAATTCAGTAGCATACACAGAAAAGCCAGAAATAGGCTCCTTTATGTCCGAGTGGTTATCTTTGTACAACAGCAAGAGCGGGGAGAGGGGGATATTTAACAGAGTATCCGCCAAAAAGATAGTAGAGCGCAATGGTAGGAGAGATCCAGATTATGATTTCTTGACAAACCCTTGCCAGCCAGGCTTCGCGAGTGTTCTTACTCCAGAAGGAATCAGAACTTTTGATGATATTGATACTGGTAGTATGATCTGGTCAGGGAAGAACTGGACTAGAGTAGTACATAAGGAACATACTGGAGTAAAGGATGTGTACGAGTACACTACTTCTTACGGAAGATTTATTGGTACCGAGAATCATCGTATACTTCAGAATGGCGAGAGGCGCGAAGTAAAGGACGCAGATAGTATAGATATTTCTGTATGCGAAGTTCCATACATCATTGAGCGCAACTCACAAGCTATTATGGATGGGCTTGTTATTGGTGACGGCATGTTCGTTACTGCTTCTAATTTGATTGTGCTTAATATTGGCTCAAAGGATGAGGATTATTTTGATTCAGAGGTGAAAGATTTAATTAAAAAGGAGAGACTTGGTATTGGCAAGTACGCTCACGAAATAGAGACTACAATAACTGGTCTACCACGAACCTACGACAGGACAGTACCACCCCAATATTACAGGGGAAAGCTATCTGATGTACTTGGTTTTCTTCGTGGTCTGTATTCCGCTAACGGAAGTGTTTGCGGCGGAAGAGTTACGCTTAAACAATCAAGTTATTCTCTTATAAAGCAAGTTCAAGAAATGCTTTCTTCTGTAGGAATTAAAAGCTATATAACTACAAACAAACCTAAAATAGTTCATTTCTCTAACGGAGATTATAATTGCAAGGAAAGCTATGATTTGAATATTACTACAGACAAGCTAATATTCAAGACATTGATAGGGTTTATTCAGAAATACAAGATGGATAAGATTCCTGATATAGCCAAGACCCCTAGAAAAACTTCTGGTATTATTACCAGAATAAACTACTTGGGAAAATTTCCTGTATACGATATTACGGTGGAAGCAGATGAACATACCTATTGGACGGGGGGTTGTCTTGTTTCTAATTGCTCCGAGATCATACTACGTCCTTTTGGTTTATGTAATCTGAGTGAAGTAGTTATACGACCAGAAGATACACTTGAGGATCTAAAAGAAAAGGTACGAGTGGCTACTATTATAGGAACTATGCAATCTGGATTAACTAATTTCAGGTATCTCCGTAGAATATGGAAACGAAATGCTGAAGAAGAAGCTTTGCTTGGTGTAAGCCTTACTGGCATAATGGATCATCCTGTAACCAGTGGTTTAGAGGGTAAGGAAATACTAAGAGAGTGGTTAAGCGACTTGAAGGAAGTAGCAATAAGTACTAACAAGAAGTACGCCAAGAGGTTTGGTGTTAATGAGTCTGTTGCTATTACTTGTGTAAAGCCTAGCGGAACAGTATCGCAACTGGTAAATTCTGCTAGTGGTATACACGCCAGGTTTTCCAAATATTATATCAGGCGGGTACGAGCTAATTATGATGACCCAGTAACCAGATTTATGATTGACGCAGGAATTCCTAATGAACCAGAAGTTAACTCCCCCGACACTACAGTAGTGTTTTCTTTTCCTATGAAGTCACCAGAGGGGTCTATCTGTGTTAATGATGTAAAGGCCATTCCTCAGCTTGAACATTGGAAGTTGTATCAAGAAGCTTGGTGTGAACACAAACCCTCTGTTACTATATATGTAGAAGAAGACGAATGGATGGATGTAGGAGCTTGGGTGTACGAAAACTTTGATTATATGAGTGGGGTGTCTTTCCTACCTAAATCAGACCATGTGTACCAGCAAGCACCATACGAAGAGATATCAGAAGAGGAGTACAACAGATTGACAAATAATAAAATTGAACTTTCTTGGGATTCTCTCTCTAAGTACGAGAAAGAGGACATGACTACAGGATCTCAAGAATACGCCTGTGTATCAGGAGCATGCGAAATATGAGTTACTGGAATTACAGAGTAATCAAGCAGCGCAATAAAATACACAAGATGGGTAACGGAGCATCGCTTACTATACATGATACTTACGCGATCCATGAAGTGTATTACAACGATGAAGGAACTATAAGCGCCAGCACTCAGAATCCCCCTGCTGTTGAGGGGGATTCAATGGAAGAAGTAAGAACTATTTTGAAGAATATGAGCAAGGCTCTTGAAAAGCCAGTATTAATTTTTGACAGAGGGCGCAGTATTCTCGTGGAGGAGTAAGGCTTTAATAGTACAAGCGGGCGTAGTTTAATGGTAGAACGTCTGTCTTCCAAACAGATGATGTGGGTTCGATTCCCGCCGCCCGCTCCACATTGAGCAGTGAGAGTTAGTGGAAGTTGAACACTGCCTGGTCAAAAAACATCTTCCACAAAAAAGGCCCCTTCCATTAGGGGCCTTTTTTTATTGTAGTATATACTACATCAACTTGGTAACTTGTTTATAAGGGTTGTTATCAATATCTCTTGTTTGTTGAACTCCCTGTTCACAGTTTTTGTAAGAACGTCGAGTTCTTTTTTTATTGACATTAGTTCTGCTATATCTACTTCTGTAGCGTTCATTCTGGACTCTAGCGCGTCTACTCTTCCGTAGAATCTGTATCCCATCCATCCCAACAAAGTAAGGACAATGCCAAATAGAGTTTCTATAGTGTAAGCAGACCAGTGGTTGAGTAATTCTAATGGTCCTTGCTTTTGTTCGAGCATGTTACTTCCTTCTCTTTCTAGTTCTAGTACTGTGTTTGCTTGTCCAAGGAAGCAGAACATTAAGAGCTTCCTCGTAGGAGTCTGTAGTACTCTCTCTCCAATCTTTAGTAGCCCCAGCAATGGGCGTAAGTTTAGCTAGTCCTCTGGCTAGGGGTCTAGCATTGTCCCCCGTAATAACGCTACTAGCAGAGCTTAATAGTTTAGAGGCAATGCTTATATCCGCCCCAACAAGGGTGTCAATAATGGATACTCTTGGATTTACAACAGCATCCCATATGTTAGTACCTGGACCTAGAAATCCTACTCTGTCTACGGCTCTGGCCAGCTTTGATGCTTGATTATCAGAGTCATATATAGGATTGTTTCCTCCGTACACAAGCTGGTCCCTAAGTTTATTGGCTAAATGAGCTATAATAAGAGTTGCGAATATTGTTGGTGCTACTTTTCTCAGATAATTAGTTTTTCCGGCAAGTCCTGGTTTTGTTTTCAATAAACCAGTGAACCACCTCTTCATTATCTGATTGCTCATTAGCGTCGGGAAGGTTTTAAGATGTCGTATAAGAGCGAAACGAGCATCAGAATGGAACATAGGAACTGTAGCGGGATTAGGAGTAAGGACCACATCTTCCGCAAAAGTGAGAGCGCCAGCTTTGTAGTTCCTGTAAAAAGCCGAGCCTTTTTGTTTTCCACCATTTATCCACCCCACAGCATCTTTCAAATTTATATTATAGTATTCCGCCATCTGATTTATTTCAGCAGGGGAATATCCTCTCTTGTCTAACCACTGGTTTCCTTTTCCTTTGGACAGGGCTTTGAAGTACCCCTGCCATAAGGAGTCATACGAAGATATGGCTATGTAGTTAGTAAACTCAGTAAGGTAGTACAGGGTATTGAGTCTGAAGGATAAATCAGACAGGGCGGAATAGTCCCCAGACAGCAGAGCATTCATTCTATCCATGCTTGCATGTCCACCAGCCTTGCGTATTTCCTCAGCCAGTATCTCCACCCGGTTCTTTGGTACATCTTTATATATGTTTCTTGCTAGAGACCTCACCAAAGCACTGGCAGCATGTGGCATAGCTTTGGCCCAAGGCAAAAAGCCTACTTCTGACATGGGGAGTACAATCTCAGGCAGAGAAGACAGCGCGGCGAACTGAAGCAACGAAGCATTAGATGTGGCTATCACTACTCTTTGTATCTTCTTCTGGGCCTTGGATATCTTGTCGTTTTTATATATGCCTTGCCATGCGTCCAGTTCGTCATAAATTCTGTTTATTTCGTAAGCCTTTATGGGGGCTCCAGATTCGTCGGCTTCTTTGGCTATCTGCTTTACCATAGCATCCACTAATTCCAGATTAGGACCAAACCGCTTGGAAAACTCCGCACGAGATACTATATCTTCCAGGTACCTTGATATAACGTCATACAGATTATTGTTAAGAAAAGGTGCTAACTCAGAGTCAGGAATCATACGCAACCGTCTGGAATAGTCCGCACTAGACGCTTTTACTGTAGTGTGCCCCTTGCGTATATTCATAGCTATACTAAACGGAGCAACTCTTCCATTATTATCTACTATGTGGTCAAATATAGAGTCCGCCTCAAAAGCATCTATTCCGTGCTTAGATAGCAACTCTCCCCACGACTCGCGCAAATCTTCTTTAAGTTTGTACATACGCGGGAAGAAATTAGGCAGCTTTTCAAAGTTGTCGCCAGACACTTTAGAGTAGTACTTGTACGCCTTATCCAACAGGTGTCTTACGCCCTTAGCCACAGCTACTACAGAATGGGATTCTTTACCTGTGCGGATGCCCCTGAGATAGTTCACTACCCCAGCTTCTACATTCTTAGGCAGTCCCTCTCTTCCAGCAAATTTCTTTATGCCAGAAAACCACTTTCCCCTGGCTTGGTTAAGGATGTCAGAAAACTCTTGCATGAAACTTCCTGCTTTTATCTGACGCGCTTGGTGGAAGCTTATGTCACCAGCAGAATTACCAGTACCTCGTTCAGGTCTGAAAATCATATCCGCTAGTTTCTTGGCGGTAGGAGCTCTTTCCCCCAACTTACGTATAAGGGAAATACTTTGCCCTGCTGCTATCTCCGCTATAGACTCTCTAAGAGCCCTTTTTTCTGAAGAAATGGTAGGCTCCTCTACAGAATCATCCTTGGGCAACTTCTTGCCTGTGACTTCTTCTGTGTGCTCTTTTGTCACACGAGCAACCTCTTCCGCAAGGGGTTTGTTTGGATCTGTTTCTTTTTCTGCTACTTTCTTGTTTATTGGTGCCCTTGCTTTTTTGAAAGTATGCCCAGCCACTTCTTGGGCTCTCAAATCCATAGCCCTATTTACAGCAGCATTGTACGTCTTGACCTTCAATTCATCAGGCAGAAGGGAGTTTACATACGACAGATATTTGGCTCTTGTTACAGGGGTCATTTTCCAACCACTAGGAATTATACCCTTGATAGGGTGTATGATAGTTCCTGCCAAATCAATAAGAAATTCCTGCGGGGTCTTTACAGTAACACCACCCTCTTGATACGCCTTTATAACTGCCGGATTCTTGTACTCCTCCCACATGTTATCTACATTCTTTACATTTAGACCCGCGTCATTGCGTTTTACTTCTATACGGAAGTCTAGCTTACTCAAACCCTCTTCTGTAGGTAGATACGACGCAGGCTTCTCTCTGGATACTTGAGAAGCTCCTTCTTTCAGTGCTGAGATATCACCTTGGCCTTTGGTAGCAGAAGTAAAGTCTATACCAAGGTCTTTAGCCGTCTTGGTAGTTCTCCTTAAACGAATTCTTTCTGCTATTGGTCTTGCTGCCTTGGCTATTCCTTTACCCCCTATATATGGTAGAGCAAATATCATACCCTCTCCAAGAGAACGCACAGTAGTAGCCCACGCAGCATTACCTGTAGCCTCGTAATTAGATTCTGCTAAAGCAGCAGACATTTCCTCCGCCTTGGAGAATATGCCGCCAATAGTGTCTTGTACTGCTCTGCCACCCTCTGTGGAAGACTCGAATAGCTTTCCTATGGCCTCATTGACATGTTCAAACATTCCTGAGTACGCATTTATATCCCCTTCTGTTATAGCACGTACAGCGCCTGCTCCAGCCGCTATTGGGGTTCCTAGAGTGAAAGCAGCAGCACCCTTAGCTAACCCCTCCGCTCCTCCCAGAACGGCACCAGCAGCATCAGGGGCGGTGGTAATAGCACCAGTAATACTATCCATAGCAGTACCAGCAGTTTCCTTCAGATACCCCATAGGGTCTTGTGAGGATGCCTGCTGTGGAGCTTCCTTCGGAAGAATAGAAGCAAGGTACTCTAAATCTTTGTCGCTACTAGTGGCACTAGCTTGGGTTCCTCCTCCTTGGGCCTCCCCCAATATGCTGCGCATTTCGTCTAAAGACAAATCATTCATTAAATCTTTCCAGTAAGTTTAGCGATGTTGGCTAACAAAAACTTCTTGGCGAATTCTTTGTACCCAGTTTTTGTATCTTTTGCTTTACCTTCCTTTACTGCTCTTTCATACGTAGTATCAAGATTGTCCATATAATCCGGGGAATCAATAGCCAGTATATCCCCTGAGCCTATTCCTGGGGCGTCTTCTTTAACCAGAAGAGGCAAAACTTTTTGCCACGCCTCTTTGTAATCCTTCCCGAAGTGCTTGTAGAAGAAGGTTTCAATAGCGTCTGTGTACTGAGCCAAGTCTTTTCGTTTCAGGTAGTTACCCTTAGAATCCAATTCAGAACCAGTAATACCTATAGTATCTGACCTGATATCCATCTTTATGTCATTTTGTATGGTTCTATTCTGTCTATTGTTCTTTCTGATCTGGTCAACTATTTTTACTAACCTGTTAAACTTGGTAGTTCCCTCCGTCTTGCCCAGTTCTTGCAAATACTTTACAGAAGTAGTTGCCATGCCCATGAGGTTAGATACTACACCTATATTGTTTTCATTCAGACTGGCTGGCAAATCCATCATTCCGCCTGTTAGATCATCCAATACTGGCTTCACACTTTTGTATATAAGGTTGGCCCTGTCCATATTTCCGGAGCTTGCTGCCTCGGACACTCCTGTGAGTTTCTTTACTGCTGTGTCCCACTTTCTTCCAGATATATGCTTTTCAAGAGTTCCTTTCTGGTCTTGAAGCATAAGATTTGCTATGGCTATAGATTCCGGCATGTTTTCTAGCTGGTTATTAGCCATCTGTGTCTGAATTTCTGTGAGCACCTGGTTAAGCGGGTGCTTGTCAGCAGCTTCTTGGTTAGACAGCTTCATCCCAGTAAGCTGCTCTTGCTGTAATTGCGGAGCAAGGTTACGTGACTGTATTCTAGCATCTTGAGTTTGCTGTGCTTCAAATAAAGCCATCTTCTTGGCAGCAGTACCAAGGGCTTGATTCTCTGCACTTTGGTCAAGTAGTTGGCTCAGGCGAGAAAGCTCTAAAGGAGCCTTCTTGCGCTTCATAGCCATTTCTTCGCGCAAAGCTGCTACTTCCGCAGCAGATTTATTTATCTGGGCGGTTCTGGCTCTGGCTGCTGACATAGCTGATAGAGAGGCTATGTCATTAGCTGCGGCTTTAAGTCCTGCACTAGACAGTGAAGAGGCGGTTTGTGTAGCAAGTCCCTGTCTCTGGTTTGCCAGTTGTGCCGAACGACTTACAATATCAGATATAGAAATAGGCATTATGCGCTACTCGCTAATGTTCTTCCACCAAGAGTGCCATTGTTGTAAGCGGCAACAGTGCTGGGTAGTTGATATGCTCCCATGTTCACCCTACTATCTTGCTGCATCGCCTGGAACTGCAACAAGTCTTGTAAAGTCACCCCAGTTCCCGCTAGATCACCCCGAACTCCGCCAAAGGCTCTGTCGCCCTTTACACTATTATTTATCTGACCAAGTTGGGCCAAACCGGCCAATGTGGAAGCACCGGGGTTATTGTTTATGTCGTACCCCATCAAGTTGTTCAAGGACTGCAAAGAAGTTATCTGCAAAGGATTACTTGCTTGCATTTCTTTCAGGAAAGTATCTCTGAGGGAATTAAGGTAATCCAGCCTTACTCGTGACATAGCCTCTTGCTGACTGGCGGCACCAAAACCAGATTCTCCTGGATTATGCCCCTGAGCTATCAGAGCCCTCTCAAGTTCTTGAGACATAGCCCCCCTGAACTGACCAAAAGCTTTGTCGTTGTCGAGATAACTATTAGGGTCATTCTCAAGCTGCTGTAACCTTTTGGCCGCGTCTGTCACAAACTCCTGGCTTGGGCCGTACTTCAAATAAGACCCGAATATGTTTCGATACTTGTCAAGAGTCTTGGCCAGAATGCCACCGAACTTAACATTAGCCGTGCCCTCGGCAGCTAGAGCCCTATCAGTTATTCCTTGTTGCTGCTTGCTGTAAAACCCTTGTAGGTCTATAGCATCTTGAGCACCAAAGCCTCCTCCAGTCTGGTACGGGCCACTAAACGGGATAAGACCCCCGCCCCCAGAGCCAGATGTGTCATTTTTAAGAGATCCGTCTGGATTGCGTAAGCTGCTGCCAGGGATACTAGTATCACCCCCGACTGCCAGAACTGGTCCAGAGTTCCTGCTGAGGTTTTCGAGGCCGGGGTTTACTCCTTTACCGAAGGGGGTTACACCGTCCAAGAACTTTTTTATGGATTGGGGCGAAGCCCCAGTACCAGAAATACCATTAAATGCCATTTTATTTGCCTCTTGATACTGCTCCAACCAAAACAGAATTAGCTAGATTTATGTTGTTTTTAGCGGTGCTTATTTTATTACCATACAACTCGTTTAGGGTATTTGCCATGCCAGGTATGTTGTCTGTTTGCCCTTTCCCCACATCCCCTATGGTGGATAGTCCGGCAATGCCTCTTTGCACGTCGCCACTAAAAGATACTGCGCCCAGTATTTTATTCTGCAAAGAAGATATATATTCATTTCTAAATCTTCCAGTCTCTTCTTGTAAAGTAGACGCACCAAAACCGGACTCTGCTGGATTGAGCCCCTTGGCGGACAATTCCTTGGTAAGAGCCCCAGCCATTTGCTCCAAATTTGTGTTATACGTTACATCTGTCTTTAGGTACGAATCTGGGTTGTCCCTAAGTGTATCTAGTATAGTTAGACCCTCTTTAACTTTGTTCGAGTCTATATTATTTTGAAGAAGAGAATTTATTTTTATCTTGAAAGAGGACAAAACTTTACCCATTTTGGCTAGATTGTCCTGAACCTCTTTTGAGTAGTCCTTTTTTTGTGTTTCAGGGATAGAGTATGGACGCCGCCCTATTGCACCAGAGGAACGTACAGACCCTAGGTTACTTGAAGAATAAGAATTAGCGTCGGGCGTAAAGCCCCAACCTCTGCCGAAGCCCTTGTAAGAAAAAGAAAAGCCCTTCCTGGCTCCAGACATAGGACCAGTATATCCGCCCTCTTTGTAACCACCAAATCCTTTTATTGTGGGGGCTCCTAAGTGGTCTTTATCCCCAATTACTCCTATTGGTATATTAGATAGCATATTATTTACACCGTAAAGAAAAACTCTGTTACATCAGAAACCATATCATTGTTGCTGTTGTTATAAATAGCCCCCCCAAAGCTATTAACATTTAACGATAATGAGCCGTCTGGAAGCAGTGTAGCGGGGCCACTATTAGTAGACAAAGAAGTTCTTCTTAGCCCCACTACAGGGTATTTAGGCGGTATTATTCCAGGAAGTACAAAAGACTGCCCTTCTACCAGCCCTATTGGACTATATTTTATGTTTGCCCCAGAACCGGTATAATAATGATCTATAAAAGTACTATTAGAAAAACTTAAAACTAGTACACTTTGACCATTTTGTATATACTGCGAGTACCAGTAGTCAACAGACCCAGACCATGTAGTTACATTAAAAGCAAATCCTACAGCAGTTTCTACGCTCCCCTTGTAAGTAAAAGCAAAAGTTCCTGTGTTTCTTATTATGGTCCCCTTTGCGTCTTTAAGCAAAGCATTTAGATACTGGGGGGAAGACAATAAATTTCTGTTTAGGGCCATTATCTCACCGTGTACTGAACATCAAGTATTATTTTTTGCTCAGAGGCATTAATATCCCCCCCAAACTTACCGTGGGTATTATGGGGGGTGGACAGTGTTCCTCCTTGCCACGTGTTTGTTTCGTCTATCCTGAAAGAGTATTTTATTGGTATAAAATCAGATGAAAGAGACGAAAAAAAATCAACCCTGTACAATACCTCCAGATGACCAGCATCTTTAGTTTCTTCTATTGTGTACAAATTAGTTGTGCTATTGTACACATCTAAAAGAGGCTTATGTATATAAACAAATTGTCTATATATTATTGGTTGAGATAAATCGGGGTGTACTGGTAAAGAGTTTATTTTAACCCCATCAAATAGCATTGTTTTTGTACCAGAAGTATTTCTGGGGCTCAAATAAAATTCAAGGTGGCAATACATATTGTATCCTACCCTATACCAATCTCCCGTAGAAATTACTGACAAGGAGGCGTCTGTAGTATTATTTTCTAGTTGTGGGGTAAAGGTCCCGCTAGACTTAGAATTTACATCTAAAAATTTAGATAATATTTCTTGCCTATCCTCTGAATGAAACGAAAAAGATTTACTCATCCCTAAAAAGTACCCCGTATCCTACAAGCAATGTTTCTTTGGGAGGCAAATCTAAATACCCGGTGCCGGAAAAATTAGCATTGGTCATATTTGTAAAGGCACTAGAGGTGTGCATAAATGTTGTATTATCTGCGTCTGTGTATGTGGGAGCATAATTTGTTACCACAGACACAGGTATATTATTCTTATCAGGAACTTTTATATCAAAAGAAAATCGATTCCCCATCGACCCATCAGAAGTTCCTGATAAATGAAATACTATATAATATTCTAGTAATATGTTCCCACCTTTAATATACAAATCTGAGCGAATTATTCTGCTTAAATCTGTAGTATAAAAGGGATCTATATCTTGTATATTACTTACAGACCCTTCAGGCATTTTCTTCCATGTAGGTATATTATCAAAATACCAGTATTGCAAGACTAGAGAAGTGTCGTCCTCTACATAGGCTCCAGGATAGGGGGCGGCCAAAGGCATTACACACCCTGCCCTTGGTATAGATTACGAGAGGCCGTCACTGCCAAATCAAGATAGAATAGCCTCAAGGCTGAGTCGGCTGTGAAATCTATCTTGAATGCTCGCCTCTTGAACATGCCTAATCGTGATATTAGCATACGCTTAGTGTCAAATATGTTTCTTGTGTTGGAAAATGTCACATAATCATCATCAGACCAACTAAGGTTTACTGTAGCTGATACACTCTCTATGTCAGCTACAAGCTCAAGCCTGTGCAAGAACTTGTTTACATCCACCCCAAAGTCTATCAAGTCCGTTACTACTTGAACTTTAATATCGTTCCCGCCGTCTTGGTAAATAGAGGAGTCTAGCTTGTACACCTTTCCGTCTGACCTTCCTATACAGTATATAGTGCCATTAAGGTCTGCTACATCATTGCAATTAAACACAGACTCAGTAGACCCATCAAAGTACGTCCATATATGAAACTCGTCTAGTTCCATGTCGTACACAAGTGTTTTGTTCTGGTCTGGAAGATTAATTAAATAGAAACTATGACCTGAGTGCCTTATACCATATGTTATAATAGCATTAGGATCTGACTCACCGTTTATAAGCCTCTCTGCCACCGGGTTACTTATGATGTTTACCTTGAACCCGTCGAGTAATATTAATTTCCTGCCACCAAAGGAATCCCTTGCTATAAAGAACATCTTGTTAGCGAACTGTACGGGGCTGTGCTTGGCAGCAAGCCCAATAGTTAATACTGAACCATCCACAGGGCTAAGTACAGAACCAGTGGCGTTACCAGCGTCGTAAAAGAATTCTATAGAGTCTTTACCAAATACAACTACGTAGTTAAGGTACTTGAGTACGTGCAGATTCTTGTCAGGTAATTCTGCTGGTGTGAGTGTAGCAGAAGCACCCCATCTATCAGGATTATTTACATCGCTGGTCTGTACAGTACCACCAGAAGAGGCTAAATTCTCAGATGCTATTACCAAGTAACCATCTATATTAGCTATACCAGGAGACAGGGAAGTGAGCATTCCCGATGCTCTCTGTGCAGTAATAGTACCAGAAGCACTTGAACCAGGGTCTGCCGCCATGGTATAGTCAAATGTATTAGTAGTTACATTGGTTATAACAAAAGCACCGTTATAATCTGTTGGTGTCGCACCGGATATAGTAACTGTGTCCCCATCATTATACGGATGCCCTGTTACTGTTGCTGTTGCTGTAGTAATTACATTAGTCAGCGTAGATACAGACAGAACTTCGTTTACTTGCTCCACTACATCAGCACCAGTAACATGGAACAGCTTATCTACGTCCTTGATAATGAGTCTGGGGGTACCCCCCTGAACCTCGGTGAAATACACCTTACCAGTAGTGTTGGCAAGAGTGCCTATAGAAGTTCCTGACTTGTACAGTGAACTCCCTATTACGTAATACAAAGACCCCTGCCATTCATATATTCCTCTGCCCTCTCCGGCAGTGTGGGTGTACGTAGTGGACAATCCTGGGCGCTTTACTACCGCGTAGTAATTGTCATCCTTTGTTAATTGGGCATTAAGATTTGCCCTTACAAGCTTCTCAGGAAAGCAGTTCTTGAATAACTGGTCTTTACTAGTAGAAGAAGTCCTGCCAGTCAATGTTCCATATAGCGGTACTCTAACTACTTGTGCCATATTCTGTCTCTGGTTGCAAATAAATAGAAGTAAATTCGGAATCAAAGCTCTCTACTTCAGACCTCATCTGTGTGTACAAAGAGGCTATGTACTTCTTTTCCTCAGAGGACACGCCGTACTTCTGCGCCAACCGTGAGGCTAGACCCCAAACAAGGCACTCATGCCATTCTTGCGGGAAATCTGGAGTGTCAGTAGCAGCATCAAAATCTTGCAGCAAGGCGTGATAAACTACATGTAAGGTCTCTCCTGCTGTCCCCGAGCCTGTAGGCCAGACATACAGTACTCCAGTACCAAGCTGAGGGTCATACCACGCCTCTAGGGGCTCTCCTGTGTCATCCTTGGTGGATAGGGCGTTGTACCTCTCATCAGATATAAGCTCTACTGGGATATCAGTACCACCAGAAGTTACCCAAGCATCTACTATGCGCACGGGACGTTCAGATAAGCCAGTACCACTAGGCCCACAAGTATAAGACTGTGTTCCTGCTGTTATAGTTATGTCTCCCTTCTTGCGCTTCCATAGATGCAAGCCATCAGGTATCAGAGCTTTAACCAGCAGGTTAAGAGTTCTGGAACACGAAGTAATCTGGTTAGCAGAAGGTGTTTCTCCCTCAGCCAACACACCACATATCTCCAGAGCCTCTGTGATTATAGTGTCTCTGTCGATTGTAAAATCAGTTGAATTAGATGTAGCCATTATGAGACCCTATGAACATTGTTTGAATTCTACTTCTTGCATCCACGGACTACCTGCGGTATTACCACTAACTCCCAACATCCTGTAGTATCTATATTTTATTTTATTTGCATTTAGTTCTGTCTGTGTCTGAGTAGTCCCGTTGCCGAAAGTAAAGGAGTTGCCGATATCAAACCAAGTACCTACCACGTTAGCTCCCTGCCATTTCCAAGTAGCTAAATTCCAAGAAGATGGAAGGTACCATTTTGCCTCTGTCACTAACGTAGGAGTTATAAAATCAAATTGCATCCATTCACCCGCTACAGCAAAAGGTGAGGGCTTAAAGTAAACGCTGTCCGTGTTATTGTTGCCAAAGCCGCCATCTACTAGGTTACTCAGGGGGCCGGTGCTTGTTGTATTTTGCAGCCCTGTGCTCCACGTAACTAGTATACTTGCAGTCCTGTCACCAGTCACATAGGCAGTGGTACATAGAACATTTCCCTCTGTTCCCATTAATACGTTGCTTGCTCCAAACATTATTTAATATCCACCGTAAGAACAGCGTGTATCTCAGTTGTACTTACTACCAGGTAATCAAGTCTATCTACTGCTGAAGCTGTTGTAGTTAGTAGCGGGGCCACGCCGCCAGAGAATTTCCAGTACGTTCCGTATCCAAGAGTCCTGCTACCAGTAGCATCCTGTGTTATTACAATACTTCCACTTTGGCCTGCTACAAGATTAGTAGGATTTGCAAGAGTAGCATTAGTAGCAAGAGTAAGAGTAAAATTATTTGACAGGGCAAAATCAGGAGTTACAGTTGTTCCTGACGTAAGTGCTGACATGCTAACTCTTTGTGCTGCTGTCCATGCCTGTGCTACATTAAGCTTGGCTGTGTTAGCGTCATACGCCTGAACATCAGTTCCTATAGCTACACCAAGATTAGTTCTGGCGGCATTCGCAGTAGAGGCCCCAGTACCACCATTAGCTACAGCCAAGTCAGTGCCCGACCAATTAGAATCATTTACTGTAGACAGGTCAGCAAGAGAGCCATAATTAAGAGCCGTCTTTGCGGCTGTTACTGTGGTTGCCCCATTAAATACACCCCACACTACAGCATCTACATCGTTGCACCATGCTGCATTTATTACTGTTGTATTGTCAACAAAGTTAGTAGTTGCCATTATAGTGTATTCCCATTAAATGTTCCTGCCGGGATACTGGTCAAACCGGCTTCTGTAAATCCAGAAGTGCTATTAACCACAGCTACTCCTGCTGTTGCTTTCCCTACTATAGCTGTATCGAATAGAACAAAAGAATCTGTTGGTTCAGTATTGACTACTCCCTTGGCTTCCTGATGGTCTTCTTTAGCCCTTACAAAGTCCTGTGGGTGCCTTGGTTCTGCTTTGTCCCTCGCTACAATAAGTCCTGTCCACTCACGCACTGCATCAGAGGCCCTTATTACTTTCCCGGACCTTTGGCATATTACCCAATGATCATTGGGGATGTACCCAGGACTTCTTGATTTACTGTGCATTTCTTTTCTTTCCCTTCCAAAAAGCAGAAGAACCAAATAATTTAACTGCCCCGTAGTACTTCAAGGCCCTGCGCTTTCTGAGCCACCGTAATATAAAGAAAGATGTCTTGTCTTCTATTAATTTGTACAAATTGTCCAGAAACACATTGTCAGCTACTTCTTTGTCTCTTTTAGTCTTTCCTTCCATGTACATCCAGTCGTGTATATTACAGCACTCGCATATAGGAAGACCATAAATAGTGTCAGGAACAAAGTCAAAGGTAGCTTCCGCGCTACCACAGCCATTAGTCTTGCTATCTACTTCCTCTTTAGATGCTTTTATGTACGACTGTGGTGCGTATAGTCCGTTACTTGGACGAGGCATTAGGCTTTACCCCCAAGACATTAGCATCAAGTTGCCCTTTACACATCTGCTTGTACAGTTCAGCAGTAGCTACACTTTGCCCAAACATGCGCTGAACAGAGCCAATACTTGCCCCATTGCACAAGAACCACAGACTGTTTCTTAGTCCTGCATCATTAACCTGCGCACCCTTCAATCGTACCGCGTCCCTTACAAAGTTACCTTGCGGAGTTATGCCACACCCTGCTATAAATATACTTGCTAGAATAGTAATTATATATTTCATACTTTTCCTCTATTGCTGCACGTCAATTACTTTTAGCCCGTTATCTGCCAGCACCTT